TCTTCTGCAATTTCTTGTGCTTGCATTAGTTTTGCTCTGTTTAAATCTTGATTTGCTTCGTCATTCATCTTTTTACGCTCATTTTCCATCGCTCTAAGGTCAACTTCACGTGATTTTAACTTTAATAATGGGTCATTATCGAATTGAGACGTAATTTGTTTCTCTTCCTTCATGTATTCCTCTGTCATTTCAGCAATTAAGATAGCTTTTCTTGCTTCAATTTGATTTGTAAGGTCTTGAAGCTGTGCTTGTACCTGTGGATTAACTGCTGCTTGTTGTTGCATCATCATCATTTGCTGCATTTGCTCTCTAAATTCAAGTTGAACTTGTTCTTGAGCCATAATTGAAATGTGTTCAAGTATATTTTTTTGTATTGCAGCCATAATTGATGGATTATTTCTAACCATATTAGTTGACATGAAATTTAAATGCGCTGTGATGTGTGCTCTGTGGTCTTGACCAGGAAAAGCTTGAAAAGGTTTACCTGCCATTGCATTAATATGTTCCATACTTGGGTCCATTG